GCAAGCTCTTTTAAGGTTTGTAACCATGCATTAAATGGGTTGCTTATAGAATCAAACATGCCAGCCTTATCCCGAAGGTTGCTTAATTGCTGAGCATTATTGACTAAAGATTGTGAGATTCTAGCGGCGGCATCAAGGTTGCCTTGATTGATTGCTTCTTCAAGATCATAGATGTTTTGTTTTAGGCCAACCCTTACTCGTTCTTCTTCGGTAAGTTTTCCTTGAGCGGCAGCAGCTAACTGGATTGCTTCTTCATCAAATAACTTCTGGCCTTGAGAAAGGAGTAATGCAGCTTTATCTAAGGCTTCTTGCTTCTTTTTATCAGCAGTCATTTGCTTCTGAGTAGTAACTTGCTTTTTCTTTAATGCAAGCAATTCTTTATTTCTTTTGACTGCATTAGACTCTAGTTTTGCTAAAGCTTCTTGTTGCTTCTTTTCACTAAGAGTTAATTTAGAGGTTTCCTTAGCAGGTTGTGTTAAGTTAATTCCTGCTTGAGCGCCAGCAAAACCACTAAAGATGTCTTTAGGTAAATTCTTTAATGTTTTTAATACATTCGTAAATCCACCAATAACGGTTCCTGTGGCTTCCGTAACTGAAGCAAGCGCTTTAGCAATAGTAGTTATAGCTGTTGCAGCATCACTGGCTTCTGTGCCACCACCAATACGAGCAAAGGCATTAACTAAACCTTCACCAAGAATTTCTGATGCATTACCTGTGGCTACGGTCAATACTTCCATTTTGTAAGAAGTAGTAGTTAGATAATCCTCTGCTGCTCCAGCGGATCTGGCAAGGATAATTCCTAAAATTTCGTTAAATGACTTAGTGTTTAATTCTGCTCTAGTAAGGCCTGTGTTGTATTTAGCCAAGCCGCGAGTAATGCCAACATACCCTTTGCCAAGATCCTGTGTAACTGTGGCAAGATCCACACCAGAGGCTCGGCTGATTGTAATGGCATCATTAAGCAACTTCTGAGATTGAGTTAATGATCCAGTAGTGGTTAATAATCCCTGAAAGGCTGGCCTTAAAATGTCATCGGCAATAGCAGCAGACTTTTCAAGATTACCAATGTAATCAGCAATAGCAGGATTAGCAAAGCCAATGCCTAGATTCTCAACTGCACGATTGAGTCGAAGGGCAGCAGCTTCATCCTGTGCAAATGCTTTGACTGAAGCCTTGCTGTAGGCAACAATGGCAGAAGCACCATAAGCAATACCTATAGCACCTGCTAATTTCTTAACATTCTTAGTAAGTTTTTGAGTGGCAGTATCTGCTTGCCTAAATCCTTTGGAATCTAATTCCGTTGCAATGTGAATTGCTACATCTGCATTAGCCATGATTAACCCTTCACGCTAGTACGAGCATTAAGTTTTGCGGCAGATGTTTCAATGGCTTTAAGAATTGCTGCGTTAGTTTTCCCACCATCTTCTGCCCATGCTCTAAAGATTGCGCGGCCTTTCATCTTACGAGTTGCACGACCTGCTTGGCCTTGCTCTCGCTTGTAAGCATCAACAATCTTTCCTGTGTTATTTAAGGCATCAATAAACTGCTGACCAGCATTAGGGTTACTGCTATTAGATTGATCTTTGTTTCCTGATCTAATAGTCTTTCCATAATTAGCATGACCGCGTAGTCTTACTTCATAGGCTGGAGCTTGTGGCCTACCTTGTGGATTCTTTCGACCAGCAGTCTCATACAAAGCACCAACAGCAGAGCTATTAACAATGCGAGCTAAAGAACGAAAGCCTGACTTATTTCTTTTTGATGGTGTTGTCTTGTAACTGATCCCACGCTTGGCCTCAGATGATGACCATTGCAATCGTTCCCATTTTCCTTTGGTTGGCATACCCCAGCCAGATAGCGGAGCGCTTGAAGGAATGAAACCTCTGGCCTTAGCAGTGATTGGTTTTAACACCGCAGCCATTTCTTTCTGAGTTTCTTTAGCCAAGTCTGGAGAAAACTCTTTCAAAGCCTTGCGAAGTTTAAGGGCGCCTTTTACTTGTGTTGGCATTTTTAATCTCCTTCGCTTCGTCAGTTAAGCCTTGAAGTAATGCATTTAACATCACTCTGTCTAACTCTAATAAATGTTGTGGCGCGATCCCTAGCCTTATGCTTAGCCTAGCAATAAGGTAGGTGAACGGGAGATCGCGCTTTAAGCTAAAGGGTCGGAATCAAGCACCTCAACACTTTTTAGTGTCTCAATGAAGTCCATCCCAAATGGCTTAACAGATTCACCTGATCTGCGTGTGACTTCCCATGCCAGCCAATAAACATCGCTTTGCTTTTCCTCATCGCGGAAAGCCTTGTGGAAACCCTTTTTAGCGTACATTTCAAACGCATACTCCACTGCTGGAGTAATCTCGCCTTCCAATACACTTCCATCTGTACGAACGATCTTTAGTCTTGCCATGTTTAGCCCCTTTGTTTAATTGTTTAGAATGTACCTGTAGTTGCTACTGCAACTGTTGAGTTAGCAGTAAAGGTTATCGATTGTACACTTATGTCAGCGACAGATCCGTTAATGTCGGTAGTATTGTTAATCAACAGAGAAACGGTATAGAGAGGGTTCGTTGCTGATACTGCTGTTCCCTTTTCTTGTAGGAATACACATGTAACAGTTGTTCCCCAAGCAGCTTGTAATGTTGCCAATACATTTGCTGTTGCTGTGTCATTTAGGAAGTCGATTGTTACTGTTGATGCCTCTAAGCCCTTTACAAATTTGTGACTTGAGTCACCCATTGAAGTGACTTCCAATTCGTCAAATACGCGATTTAGGGTCAAACCTGTGACATGGTCAGAAAGATCAACAGAGTTAATCTTCACGCCGACCTTGTTATTTAGAAATACAGCCATGAGATTATTCCTCGTCTTTCTTAGTAGTTGCTGGCTTTGGTGTTGCTGGTGTTACCTGCCCGATCTTGATCAGGAAGGCTTCGTTTTCTTTTTCCCACTCGGACATTTTAACTCCAACTCGTAAGGATTGATACGGACATCTCGCAGCTCAGCAGATCGCCTGATGCAGCGTTGAGAATACTAGGTGCGCTTATTGCGCTTACATTATAGGTCAAAGATGATGCAGCGAGCTTTGCAAACACGCCACATACTGCATCTTCTATACCGTTGAGATTGCCTTCGTTGTCGAAAAGCGGCACTGTAATAATAATCTTAAAGTTAGCCATAGGGCTGATAGTTATGTGCTGGTTATTGCTAGGTGTCAAATACGGATCATCTGGACTGACAATAACTGAATTTGCGAGAACAGTGGCCGGCGGAAAGGCAAATGTTTGCCACTTAGAGTTATCGACTAATGCTGTGGCTAATGTTGTACGAAGGGTAGTGATTGCAACTGGCATTATCCCACCATCGATGTTGGTGCAAGTGCGTGTGCGATCAATCCTCTGACCTTAGCGAGTAGCTGTGCGCTCATTCGGTAAGGTGAGGGCTGGAAGTCAATGGCATTAGAACCCGAAAGGGTAGCAGTTCTTGCTTGCCAGATTTCAACAGCGATCATCAAAGCTGCGTTTTGTATTGCTTGATCTGCTGACCAGTCCACATAAGTATCTGCTGTGACTGTGCCAAAAGGTTGAACTGGATGCTCTACTGCTGGAGTGTTGTTGTTGCCAGTAATGTTAAAAGTAATTGAATAATCGCCTACTCCAGTGAGAGTCTTGTTTCCGTTAAACTTTGATCCGTTGCCGCCAATAGTTACTGTCTGGCCAACATAGAAAACCTTTTCTACCTTGTCTTGAAAGTAGAGTGTGCCCGTAGTTGCTGTGTTGCTATGTGCAATGTTAAATGTTGTGTTAGTCCAGAGCATAGGCAATAGAACTGCATCAGCGGCATCGCAAACAGACTCTAAAACTGCATCTGTGTATAGAGTGCCAACACCAAGCGTAGAGCGAAGCTCTGCGACTGTAGTTAATGCCATGATAATCCTTTCTAAAGACTCTAGGGAGTCAGAGGGCTACTGACCCCCTAGAGCGACTTAGTTACAGCTTACGGAGCTGTGTAGTTAAAGCGGCGAACGCCCTTGCCGGACTTAGCAAGGTAAATTGCTAGGTATCCGTAAAGGTTGATTTCGATCTCGCCTGTTGTCAATACATTGACACGAAGTTGTGTCTGTGGTGACTCCCAGCAATAAACTGATGCTGGTGCAACCAAGAAGGCTGAATCATCGATGACACCTGATGTTGTGATGTTGTGATCAACGATCAAGTCAGTTCCAAGAACATTTCCACGAACAGATGTTGCTACTGCATTACCTGCTGCGTTGTATGTTGCGCCTTGAGCTGAGTAGAGTGCGCGACCTGTTGTGTCTGCGTATCCTGTGATAGCAGCCCATTGATCAGTTGAAGCAACTAGCTTGTTAGCAAAGTCTCCACCTGTATTCTTGTATGCTGCTGCGCCTTCTACAGAGATGAATGACTGTAATCCTGCTGCTGTTGCTGCAACACCTGTTGCTTGCGCACCAGATGCAGTGAAAGCTGCAATTAGAGCTGCGTCTGTTGCCTTCTCATAGGCTTTCCGTAACTCGACCATCATCAATTCCATAAATTGTGGCTGGCTGCGGTCGATGAGTTCGAATGAGACCCGTTGTAGGCCCGAGAACTTATTTACATCGACTGTGTCGTATGCAGATGTCATGCCTGTCTCAGATGGTGCTGCGCCTTCGTTAGTGTCTGCAACTGTTGGAGCAGTGTTAGCTGTTGCATTATTTACATAAAGACGAGGAACTGTGAAGCTCATGCCTTCTGCCATAAGTGCTGCGCGTGTTGCTGCTTCAAATGCTGGACGACCAGTAAATGTGTCAGTGATGAATGTATTTAGGTGTGGTGCAAGTGTAAGACCAGTGTTTGTAGATGTTGAATCATCTGCTGCGCGAACTACGCGGCGAGCTTCGTCATCTCCCATTGCTGCCTTAATGTTAGCTTCTAGGTACTGTGCTGATGTGATTGGTGCAATGCGCTCACGCACTGCAACTGTCTCTGGAGTATTCTCCACAGCTGTCTCGCTTTCTGTTGGTTGGATTTCTTCTACTGCCTCTGGAGTATCCTCGGCAGCGACATCAATAACTTGAGCAGACTTAAAAGCTGGCTCAGTTACTAATGAAACTTCAAATAGGTTGGCAGCAGATACATGCATCACGCCAGCCTTCATTTTTGACTTAACTACTTCAACACCTACAGATAATCCTGATTGCAATCCTTCTTCTGCAAGAATTAGAGCTTCAGTACCGCGTTGTGATCGACTGATCTTGAAGCTGGCATAGATGCCATCCTCATCTGTTGTAAAAGATGTGGCCTTACCTAAAGGCTGCTTCATGTCGTGTTGATTGAGTAGTTTAATTGTTTTAGGATCTTCTGGAAGTGTGATAGCACCCTTCTCAAAGACCACTCGGCCAGCAGATGTGTTTCCTACTTCGCCTGTACCTGCTGGAACTATCTTGCCGGAGATTGTGCGTTCTTCTACATTGGCAGTTAGTTCAGCAGAGAATGTAAGGATGTTAGTCATTTATTCCTTCACTTCCGTTAGGTGTTAAATCTTCCATCTCCATAGCCTGTTCAATTGTGATTAGGCCGAGAGATAGCATTTTCTCTATTACTAGCAGTCTTTCCATTGGATCAGTCTTTAGGAAAGATGAATCAACATCGAAGCGCACAGAATTTCCGCGAGCAGTAATGTCGTCCATGCTGAGTCTGTGAGAAATCGCATTTACATAAGGTGCAACGCTGAATGAGAAAAATTGCTTGCGCTCATCTAATACATTTGCATAGGTCATAGAGTTATTGGCTTCTGCGCTAAGTAAGTAAGCAGGGATGTTGCATAAACGAGCAATTTCAGTTGCTAGGAATTGTTGTGCCTCGTCATACATCATGTCTTTAGGTGAGAATGATGATGGCGTGTATTCGAGAGTAGAAGTCAAGTAAGCAGTGGCGCGATTTTGTCTAGCGTTCTTCCATGCTGCCAATAGTCCTTGAATTTCTTTAGGATCTAAATCTGCTCCGTTATTTTTAATAACTCCAGAAGGCATTGGAGTAGAAGCTGCAATTACTGCTGCTTTGCGTAGATCAATCGCTGCACGAATTGTCTCTGAACCACGCTCTAAAATTCCTTCATCAAATGCTTGGAAAGTTACGATAGAGCCTAAGCCGGACATTGGTACAGCAACCGCATCAATAAAGTATTCAGTGATTGTCATTCCGTAAAGATCAGTGTTAAAAGTTACTTTAACATTTGGAATCCATTGGAAGCGAGATGGTCTCGAATCCTCTGCACTAATTTCTGTAACTTGCCAGTAAGCCACGCCGTACATAAGCAAAGAATCTACAGTCCATGCCATAGTTACAGAACGAGGCTGATTAATTGCTGGTTGATTGACCCAGATTGGATTATCTAATTCTTCACCAGTTGAATTGCGATACAAATTCAACGGAAGATCAGCCACGACAGAACTTAAAAGATTTCTGCATCTAGCAACCGATGGCACAGACATAGCCTCGTTGCGTTGAACGCGTGGCATGACATAGTTAAATAGGGAGTTGAGATTTTCTCCCATAATTGTTGGAGCGTATTGCGCTAGAAGCGAGTTGCTTTTCTTTGGCGCTTCTGATCTGCTAAAGATACCCATAGACATAAAGGGTACCATTTGTCAAGTAATTAGACAAACTCTGTCGGCGTGTCTAAGTATAAATCTGTGGCTTAGGTACAGGCAACATTAACTTGCTAACTACCATCGCCAAGCCAATAGGTGCAGAGATGTCTCCAGCAGACTTGCGTTTAATAATACGCCACGCCGAATCATTGACCTTAGCTGCACAGTTATTCATCTGTTGAATTAACTCGGTTTGACCATTATGAACTACTCGATGATTAACTAAGCCTTCTAATAGATCGCCACAGGCTTTGTAGAATTGTTGACCTGATACATCTTCCACCATCACGCCGGAATTGGAGAGCCTGTCCGCAATTGTTTGTGTGGCGTACTTGTCAAAGCAGACTAGGCGCGGTTTGTAGATGTCTGCCCAACCTTTAATGCTTGCCGCCATTTTTAACTCATCGACGGCTACTTGAGAGCTGTAAGTCTCTAGGATTCCAATGCCAATCCGTCCATCTGGCAGAATTTGTCCTGCGACTAATGAACCGTTGCGCCGAGACGGACTGACATCGAAACCGAATACAGTATAAGCCCCAGCAGTCATTTCTAGTGTGCTATCCGATGTTTCTTCTAACACGCCATGAGGCCACGGGCTTGAAAGGCTGTCAATCCACTGGCATAGAGTTTCTGTGCGAGTATTTTCTATCGGGGATGTTGCTATCGCTTCCTCAATTGCTTCCTCTGTGATTGTGTAACCCAGTGAAGGATTAGCCATCGCCCATGCGTTGCGATCTTCAATCTTGCAATACTGTGGCGCAGAATACTCATAGAATCCGAAAGACTTAGGTGGATACGAGATTGCGCGTTCTCTTAAATCATTAAGCACAGTGCTAAAGGCATCACCGGCATTAGAACACAATAAAGTGTGAGAATTAGGATGCGCTCTCGTTACTGGAGTCGCAGCTCTAAACCCTTCCTCTGTTATCTCTCGAACCTCATCGATAAACAGCAATCCATTGACTGATCGACCACGAGAGCCATCTCTCGTAGCTGCTACAACATCTAGGCGAGTGCCGTTAAGCATCTCAATCGACTCAGTACCGTTGGCATAGCGGATCTGCTTGACAAAGCCTTTGAGATGGTCATTGTTCTCTAGGATGTCTGTGACTTGCCTGAATGTGTCTAGAGCCATGCTTCTATTAGAGGACATGATTAAGACATTGGTTTCCCACTTGATTAAGTGAGCAAGGATCAACATACGCGCTAAATGTGTCTTGCCATTCTGCCGAGCAATCAATAACAGGTTAGTTTTGCGAATCCACTTGCCCTTTGTGTCTATAGTAAGCATGTCTTTCAAAACATACTCCTGCCAAGGCAATAAAGGCATCTTAATAATCTCACAGAGCTGCTTGACATCATCAACTTTAGATTTGCCTTTGAGAGGCACACTCTGGAGCCTAGGTTTCGTTGCCCCTCGTAGCGCCTGTTTCTTTTTGGGTTTATCTGTCATTGACTCGGACTAGGTCGGAGCGTAAAGGGTGAGTCTTGCATCGTCTTGGACTGTATCGGAGAGAGGCTCCCTGAAAAGACAGGGGGGGTAGCACCTCGTGCTAAAAAAACGCCCTCATTGTGTGCGCCCTTGCGTGAGTTACATGGTGCGCAGCATGCCACTAAGTTATCAAGCTCATGGCCACCACCGTTGGCTCTAGGTATTACATGGTCAACCTGTGTTGCCTCACCACTACAGTAAGCACAGATGTATGAGTCACGCTTGAGTACACGCAATTGCCAACCCTTAATCTTAAAGTGAGACCATGCTTTGCATGCTGATCCATCATACCTATGATCTAAGTATCTCATGTGTAACTGTATCTGTTGCATAGGGTTCATGTCTTTAGCAATAGGGTTTTTAATCTGTAATAATCCATAGACTCTATGAGTACCAGATAGATTACCAATAGCCTTATGATTCCATGCTGATTCTTTACTGATGAGTAACTTAATACACTTAGCCTCTGGCTTTGACATAGTGGCATTTATGTACTTACGAGGGTTGTATTTAAAGGCATCTATCTGCCCTGTATTAGCATCATACATTGGTGATAATAGAGTTATCCCAATAGCGATGGCTACCGAGCGAGCTATCCGCGAGCGGCTCGCTCTGTGCCCCTTATGGGCACTAGCCCTGAGAGTACCAGATGTGTCAAGTATTCCGTTTAATCTTGCGCGTGTCGTGTTAATAGTAACTCCAATGCTAATTCTGCCTGTTGTGGTACAACACCATTTCCAAGCATCTTTAATTGTTGAGCCCTTGATAATCCTGTTTCTGTAACCCAGCCAGAAGGTAAGCCCATCATGTATTCAACGAAATAAGCGTTTAGTTTGTCATCTTGATCCAGTGCATCAGGCGGTTCTTGCATGTGCATTTGACATCGTGAAGTAAATCTGCGCCCCAATCCCTGCACTTGCCTGTTGTGTGTGAAATGTTGGTAGTTGGAGTAGCTAGCATCCTTATCGCTACACCCGTCGATTGACCTATCTGACCCGTTGATGATCTCTCTTGGCGCGCTTGGAATACTTCCAGTGGCTCGTCGTGATTCCTCACATGCATCACCGTTGGGGTAGGCAACAATGAATACTCTTGCCCTTTGATGTGGCGCTCCTGCTTGACTTGCTCGTACAATTTCCCATCTTGCAGCATACCCGATTGAGGCAAGGCCTTCGAGAACTTCTTTGAGTCCGAGGCTGAGATGTCCTCTGACATTTTCCATGACTGCGTATCTAGGTCTAAGTGTGCTAATTGCTTCCAAGATGTATGGGAAGATGTGTCTGTCATCGTCTGTACCCTTTCTATAACCTGCATGGCTAAATGGCTGACATGGATAGCCAGCAGTGAGAATGTCTATAGGCTCTAATGAAGCCCAATCAATTTCTTTGATGTTTCCATGATTAGGAATGTCAAAGCGTTGCTCAATTACTTGACTGGCATACTTATCAATTTCAGCACACCAAATTGTTTGTGCATTGAAATAGGCTTCAACAGCTAAATCAAGCCCACCATAGCCAGTACATAATGATCCTATCTTCAATCTTTACCCCATCCCTTGCCCTTGAAATGTATTGGATTAGATGTAAATACCTTGCTCATTGGTTCATTACAGTATTGACATAGAACTACTGGTCGATTGTGCCATCCATGAGTGATCTCTTGATTGAGATTGCATCGGCTGCATTTGTAGTCGTAGGCTGGCATGTTAAGCACTTCCTTATCATGTATGACCCACATCCAGAGCAACGGTCGATGTCTGCTTCTGTAGGTTCTTTGTCTAAGTGACCGTATTTAAGTATGAGTAGTGGCAATAGATCAGCCAATCGGATGATGGCGCAATACTCAGCAGCATCTTCTCCTTGTCCGTTAAGCCGTAAAACCCCGAACCCCAATTCCCCAGATTTGTCAGTTCGAGCTTTTAATTGTCGTAAATAACTGAGAGGCTGAAAGCCCGTTCTAGATTTGACCTCACAGTCAAAAGGAACTCCGACAAGATCTTTGCCACTACCCCTTCCCACATTAGCATTAGGCCACACAGTCGATAGGTACTGTGCTACCACACGCTCAGTGCGGAAACCTCTTGCCCTTCTGTGATTAGCCATTTACCGCATGACACTTGCGACACTGCCATGCACCAACTACAGGCTTTTCTTCACGAATAACAATGTTGGCAACGATGTCTCTAGCTTCTGTTGGCTCATTACACAATTGACAATTAATGATTTCTATGAATGGGATGTCATCAAAGTTGACCCATCCACCTAGACCATCTGCATTATGTATCTCAATGTAACCCATTATGCTCTCGCTTTCTGTGGTTCCCATGTGCCTTGACTACTTAGCTGATACCAGAGTGTTGGACACTTAGGCTCTGATCCTTGCACACCAATGTGTCGGCAGAAGTAGCCACCCCAAGCACGACCATTCTTGTTGCCATCCTTGAACTCCATGTCGCCATGCTTACAGCTTGGCACTACCTTTGCAGTACCTAGAATCTCTACAATAGTATCAACAGCCTTATCTAGTGTGACAGGTGCTGGCACTTGCTTAATAAACTCATCTTGCTCACCAAATGGTGTAGTCCAGTAATCCTTTTCTACTGGCTTTTCTGCCTTCTGCTCATTTACTCTCTGCATGTTCTGTTTTGTAGGCTTCTTGGCAGTTTCTAAAACTAGGCTCAAACTGCGGCCTATTGCAGAGCTCGATGTATCTTCAACATACCATTTACGCATGCCTGAGTTAAATGTAGAAGCATCACCGAAAGCATAGTCAACAGCCGCAGGCAATGTATCAGTAGAGTTGCGATAGATCTGCGCAGAAATAAGGACAATGCCCTTTTCCGGATTAAATTGGATGACATCTGTAACAATCCTTCCCTCTGGATAAGCCTTCTGGAATCTCAGCACTCTAGCTGCGACATCTTCGTAATCATCTAAATTAAACATAAAGCTCATTCTCCGTTAATGCTAATGATCCACCAATGGCGGCATAGCTGCATAGATCGACCCAGTTGTCGAGGTGTTGTGCGGATTGATTCGTCCTTGCAAGTTTAACGAGTACCATGATCCCTGCCACCTGATAGTCATGTATTGGCATTTGTAGGTATGCGCTGAGCAGCATTGCTGTGTGTTGCATGTTATCCGCAGGGTGACCGTATGAAAGGCCACGATCAGTGATTGTGTCGGTGGCTGATTGTAAGATTTCACTTGGTTTCATTCTGACCAAAATTCTTGACGGTTTACAGCTCGGCCTCGGTGATAGCCTTCACGAAATCCTTTGTTGTAATTACCCTCTGAAACATGTGCGTAGATTATTCCTACCAAAATAGGAAACAGCAGTAAAGCTGCTCCGATAATCTGATTGTCAGTCATCTTGCTCCTATCGCCCCAGAGCCCTCGTCTGGTTGCAGGCTTAGTGTTGCACAGCCCTCAGACTATTTGTGTTTTATTTGATAACGAAACGATAACGATTCTGCCTCATCGACTGCATCGTCTATGGTCTTGCGGACAGGAAAGATGTCTCTAACGAGGTCGTCCATAGACCTTGCCATTGACTATAAAGGTGCCGTTCTTCTCAATGTAGATTAGATCCACTTGAACATTCTTACCATGCACATACATTATGGCAAAAGCCTGTTGCCAATTAGCCGTTCCTTTGGTGTATGCGGCCTGTTTGAAGTCCATTAGATTACCTACCTCAACCCCATGGAGAACGCGCCCCATACGGCCTCCTATGGCTTCTGAGAACGATGTCCTGCCAGCGCGATGCGTGTGCCCTGAGACGATGTTTTGACCCGTCCTGCGAGCTGCTTCCATCGCGCTCATTCCGCCCTGTGGCTTAATAGGAGTGTGATCCCCATGAACTGCCACCCAATTTGGAGCCAGTTGCATAGGCTTTTTGTGAAAGGTAATCCCAAGCTCATCAAACTTCATAAACTTTTCAAAGCGCAGCTCTGGCAAGGATAGGAAAGATGGGATCTTTTTCATGATGATGTTGTAGAGGCGATCTGTGTGATTTGATCTAATGCAGTCAGTTACGCCCAGATCCCATAGAAGATCAACACATCGATCACGATCATCGCCTAGAGTCTGTTGATAAGCCTCTGGCGTACCATCGCTAAACTTTGAAATGGTATTAAAATCTATTTCATCGCCGATCGTTACTGTCTGATCTGGCTTGAAAGTTGCTAAGAATTTAGAGATGTTGCGCGTTACATGTACATCTTCAAAAGGGACTTGAAGATCACTCAAAATAACAATTCGCTTAATCGTCATCCTCATCTTCGTAATCGCCGAACCTTTCTGGCTCGACTGGAGATGGCAAAATCCATGCTGGATAAGACTGTGGCTCTGTAATCATGAATAGAGCTATAGACTCAGGGAATCCAGCCTTCTTTAAGGATTTGTAGAACTCATGCAACCCAATGCAGTAAGCATCGAGCGGGGAATACCCCTCATCTACTAACTTGTTAGTTGCTTTCCTTGCCATAAGATAATTGTCACTTCTCTAGGATGCGTAAGATGGTTTCGACACGCGCTTCCAATAAGTTAATCTGGTCGCGCATTGATGAGCCTGAGTTAGGCTTTAGTTCTTGAAGGTAATGCTTTACTAACCAACGCACCGAGCCAATAAATGAACCAATAACGGTCGTAGCAGCAACAGCAAGAACCGCCATGTCCTGCGCAATCATTATCGTTTAGGTGTGGCATAACCGA